GATCTCTCCCTTCTGGCCATCCCTTAACAACCATCATCAATTCTCTTTTGAATCTTGGGATGTTTGCATACTCGATTTGGAAGGCCACCGGTTTTAAGGTCGATTTTTGGCCTTGGTACTTCTCGAATGTCATTGTCCGCGTTCTTGGTGATGACAATCGTTCGAGTTGTTCCCAGGCAGCGGCCGCATACGTGTCCGAACAGATCTGTGCTGATGGGTATGCTGATTTTGGCCACGTCTATACGAACGACGAGAAGAACGGCTTGAATGCTGAGTTTCGGTCCTTTGAGGCAACAACGTTGCTAAAGAGGTTCACCCGATTTGAGCCTATTTTGCAGCGATATGTGGCCCCTTTGAAAATTAGGGTCATTGATGAGCTGCCTCTGTGGACTCGTGGAGAAGGCAAGGACCTTGAGCCTTCAGTCGTTCAAGCAATTGCGAATGTTGAAACAGCTGTCCGTTATCTTGCTTTCCACGATGATGCCACTTGGAATGACCGTATCCCGAAGTGGATTAAAATGTTTGAGCACTTGGGGTGGAAGCCCCAATACTTGAACAGGAAACAAGCTTTGCTCGCTCAGTACAATAAGAGTGAGTTGTCCTTCTTCAACATTGACTTGTGATATCTTTTGTAAGCCAATAGTTATGGCATCCATGCCAGAGTTGGTAGTTATCGTTTGTACGAAACGACGAAATGATGCGGAGTTCACACTGATGCTGCTTGACGTAGAGAGAGGCCAATTGCCGGTCAAAATCTTTCAAACGAACGCGGTCAGGATGGGCGTTGTCTATTTAGACTTACTGCTTAGGATGCGCAGTGGCAATCCCACTAAAATCCAGAGCACCCGGCTATATTGCAGTCTATGAGTTTAACCTGCAACGAATACCTTACTCGCTACAAATTCACAAACAACCCCTTTTGCCCAGGCGCCTCTTTCAATTGTGAAAGACGTCACTACGATCGTTGCCGATGAGACCTCGAACGTCACCCACGTTGAGGGTGAGGTCTCTATGTTATCAAGTATTTATGATTCCGTTCATGTAGAAGGAGTTAATACCCTTAAGGACTTTCTTGAGAAGCCAAGTATTTTACACACAGGAACGTTGCAAACTTCAGATGTTGCTAATGTTCCTATTGGTGGTTGGAATTTTCCTTCTGACTATCTTACGAAAGCTAAACAAACCACAAAGTTGAAGGGAATTTTGTTATACCGAGCAGATTTGGAGATTACATTGAAAGTGAATGCAACCAGATTCCAACAAGGCCGCTATTTCTTGCGTCTTGTCTATACCGGCGGTGCGTCATATTATGGTGGAGTAAACATTTTGGCTGGTGCACACATTGCGAATCTTACTGCAAGTACTTCTGGTCCTCGTATTGACATCGATTTGGCAACACAAACCACTGCAACCTTGGTTATACCCTTCACTTCTGTCAGGAATTATTGTTTGACCAACCCCGATAATATCAATTCTGGTGATTTTGTAAAGGTTTCGCTTATACCATATGATCCTCTGAAAGCTGGTTCTGGGGATCTCACTTGCCAATACACCATTTGGGCACGTATGATCAACATAACCACTACTGGTAATGTTGTTCTACAGTCCAAAACTTTCACGACACGTGAGGCTGCTGCTGCTGGAGTTGGACCAATTTCCTCCATTGCAGCTAAGGTCGCCAAAACTGCTAGTGTTTTTGGTCAAGTTCCGATGCTTAGTACAATCACAGGCACCGTCTCATGGATCAGTTCACTGGTTGGACAAGCTGCTAAGATTTGGGGTTATAGTAAACCCCACACGCTCGATGCACCCCACACTGTTGTTCGTCGTGCTCAACCCCACATGGCGAATGTCGATCAGTTTCATGCTGGCCATAAACTATCGGCTATGGCCACTCACGAAATACCCATCTCGACTGGTCGAGATCGTACAGAAATTGATGAAATGTCATTTGATTTTATCAAAGCTCAGTATGCATTCGAGCGAGTTTTGAATTGGCCAGATTCTGCAACGTCTGGCACAAGTATTGGATCATTTTCGACTGGGGTTGGTCTGTATAATAGTCCTATCGGTAAGGGGTACGTTTTGGCACCTGTTGACTATATTGCACAGGCTTTTGCCTTTTACCGTGGAGAACTTAAGTACAAATTTATCATACCCAAAACGGAGTTTCATTCGGGACGCCTTTTGATTGCCTGGCAACCTACTGAGGGTGTCACTGTCAGCCCGTTTACGTTGGATGACACGGATAACTTGACTCGTATCATCTGGGATATCCGAGAGTCCAATGAGATCGAAGTTGTCGTTCCGTATGTATTGAGTCCAAATTTTATTAATGTCGGTAGAGCTACTGGCCAATTCTACATTTTTGTTTTGAACGAGTTGATAGCTCCGAGCACAGTCAGTTCGGATGTCAACATTTTGATTGAGCGTTGTGGCGGTCCAAGTCTCGAGTATACCATGCCCGTTCGTGGTTTTATTACCCAATCGGATTGGCCCGAGCCTTATATCCAATTTCAAAGTTCCCAATTTAAGCTCGGCAATTCGACCACTCCTGTTGAGGTCATTGCTGAGTCGTTTGGTGAGGTTGTCAAATCACTGAGAACCCTGTTAAAGCGAGAGGCTTTTCTGATTAATCAATATGGTACTGTTTTCTCTTCGATGGACATTTATCCTTTTGAAACTGCTCCAGCTTTGCAGACTGGCTCTTTAGCCGGTCCCATAGTTCGGCAGAATACCTTTTCTGATTTAATCACCTTGTTTTCACCGTTGTATGCTTTTTCGTCTGGATCTGTTCGGCTTACGCTTGCTGATACCAATTATACCGGTTCTGTTGAGTGGTCTCTCCTTGGTGTCATTAATACCCCCGTTAATGGATTTTCTACGAACGTTGGTAATAGTCATGCCATCAATGTTACCCCTGCACAGCTTGTGCGTCCTAGTGTTGAGGGATTTTCTAGTATTGAAGTTCCACATTACAATCCTTTTGGCAAGCGTTCTGTTGGTAACCAAATTTTGGGACCTGTTTCTGTCATTCCAACCCAACCTAATTACATGCAAGGTGGTTCCACTCATATTGTTAGAGTGAATTATTACCCTCAAATCGAC